TGACAATCTGAGTTCGTCTTTGAGTGCTACATTAATCGCGTTGGTGGCAATCACAAAAGCGGATTTGGCTAAGGCTTTAAAAGGCCGAGGTTCGAAAAAGGGCACATGTTTGCGCCCATCGAAATACCGCACGAACCAACCCGAACAATATGTAGCTAAGTAAATAGACGTTTTTCTATGCGTGACCGGGTCACGTCCCCAAATGGAACTACCATCGACCCAAGGATTGCTCAAGAACAGTTTCTTGTTCATGAGTACCAACGAATCGTCACCATTAAAGAACAGAGTAGCCAAATTAACCAAGTTTAACCCAGAAGCATTCTGGGTTTTGATCAAAGCTTCCTGTACCATACGGGACAATGTTTCGTAAGTGGATCCAGACGTATTGACGTATAAATGTTGGGGATCGCTAGTGTGTTGTTTAAGGTGTTTATAACATAAATACGCGTGTGGCGCAAGGTTCACCATAAACTCTGGGGGTAGAAATTGTATCATCCTGGGACGAACAGGTTTTGACACGTGTCTAATTGCTATCTCAACTTTAACAAAGGACTTGCAAACCAGGCGCATGGCACTAGAAACAAGTTTAAAACCTTTGATGTCTAAACATTCACACAATATGTTCTTTTTCTTAAGATACGCAAGAGCTTTACATGCTTCTTTCTTCTTTGCGCTATCAAGATGATCATACCATTGCTTGAAATGTTCACTAATGTTTATAACGTATGTGCCCGTCACATCTTCGTGGGTGAGAGACTCTACTCCCTTGTAGGTCACAGGTCGCCAGTAGTATTCTAAACCGGCATCTCGAACGTCATTGTGCACACGTAAACACAACGACTTTTGATAGTCTTTAATTTGCTCTAAGACGTTCGAGTATTTAACCCAGGAGATAGTGGTAGGTTTTACGTTTTTCAACAGACGGGCGGCTATGGTGGCTGAAAGGGAGTAATTCGTGTTGGAGAAAGAATGGTTGAACTCAGGGTGCACCGGACCAATGGTATAAATCAGCGCACCCGTCCCTCTGCCCGTAACTTCAAAAGCAGAAGGAACATTCACTTCCAGCCGCCGCAGCTCCGTCGTCCGTCAACAACCTATGGACACATTTAAATCGGTCACCACATAGGCGACCATAGATATCGGCATCCTAGGTTTGTAAGGCAACAAATTTGCTGCCCTGTAACCGGCATTTTTAAGTGGATTAATGTTGATAGTTTGCTGCCGGTGGTCAGCGCGATACATGTTCAACCAACTATACATACGTAACCAGAATTGTATATAGTTGATTTGCTTGGCAACTTTCCTAATAACCATGGTGTAAACGTTCAAATTTGTGCATTTGATGGCTAATGAAAGTAAACATGTAATTGGAGTGTCTATCAGCCAATGACTGAGACCGATTCCCCCGGTTAATCCACAAACCGCGGGGTATAAGTCTTTAGTTAGCTTATACCATGAAGAGACGTTAAAATAACCTACCGTTTCACGGTAGTAGGAACCGACAACGTCTAAAACGGTAAAGCCAATTTGCTCAATGACGGTTGTTACAAGAAAATACTCGAAAAGTTTATTCGACGTGGAAGTTATAGTGCAAATCTCGTACGCCATAGAAAATGCAGCGAGTTTGTCAGTGCTAGTACTACCGTCCTTAGTGAGGAAATAGTAAAGCCGACAAAATTTGTCTATGGTAAGTTCGTCGCTGCGCATTATGATTGCGTACATATATAACACTACGCTAGAAATTTTCCTGTAATCCTGGTTCTCTGCCATTCTTTTGTATTCCAAATACACTATTTCATTTTCTGAATGACCGCCCTTGAGTATTTTGGATGATGAAGCGTGGAGCTCGATTATCAAGGCGTCGGTGAAAGAATGTACAAAGTCTGTTTTACCAGTGGTACGTATTGAATCCATTTAGATTGTGTCAATAAGTTTTTAATTTGAGTGGCATAGACACAATCATCGGGAGGAGAACTGATGAGTTTTGCGAAGAGAGGGGTACAAAATTCAGCGCTTGGAAGTTCTATGTTGAATTGACTTCGCTCAAGACGATCGGTTTTGTTGATCGATAAAGTTTTATACGCTGGCACTCCCTGTTCTAAACATAAATAACCGTATGCACGTACTATTGCTTTGTGTGCATACACGGTATACTCACCACATGTTACCCACGGCACTATGTGTGCTGGTAAATCACCGAAATCTTTGTAGTACCCATCTCCATTAACCATCATGCTCATTACATACCGTGTCGTGTAGCGTATTTCTGTGTGAAAAACGACATCCACGCCAATTCTAGAAGCATCTGGTACGTATATGGCATTACGGTTACTTGGGCCCACAAACGGCTGTTTAACCACGATTCCATCGGCGACTCGTGGGACTAAAGGAAAAAGACCGGGAGCACGGTCTATTTCCTCCATGAAGGGAAAGGAACCATTGCGCTTGTCGCGCACTCCCCTTTCCCATGAATCTCCAATTCCTCTGTATTCCCTCTTGCAGGCGTAGTGTATGTAAAGAGGAGATGAATACAGCTCAGGAAAACGCATTGTGGTCAATTCAGGGAATTTGGAAGAGAGCTTGTTTATACGTAGCCAGGCTGTGAAGTTAGCTCTCTCTGGTTCAAAAGTTGGTGTTTCATACCACTCTTGACCCCATGTGCTTCCGTTTTTCTTTCCCCAAACGCCACCAAGGAGCGTTATAAAGAACTTGTGGATGTAATGTACTGTCTTGGGCGGTCTACGTCCCCATATGAGATTGCGGAACATGATGGAGGATCTATATACAATACGAGTTAAGTTTCTCCTAAAACTTGAAACACCGTATGTTTTGGCTTCTTCAATGTAATCCCTCTCTTGCATTTTCTCTCTCCCTGTGATGACGTACCACTTAGGCCCAGATCCGTTGGTTTTCTCTTTTGGTGACGAAGTTCTAGCATCACGTTTAGCTTGGTATGCTCGCCAAAATTCTATCCATTTGTTGTAGTCCGTTTGTAATTTTAAGTTACGTTTATAGATTTTGCGAGCTGTCCACCATTTACCAACGGCGTCGGTGAGTTTCTTAACGCAAGAGTGTTCCCACCAGCGACTTGCCACAAGTTTACACCAGCCAAATACTGTCTCGTGTTCGGCCTCATCATCTGATCCGTGACACAAACGCATAACTTCGCGAATCTTTGCGAAATTTTTGTGGCGCTGTTTGAGTTCTTTGTACTTGATGATAAGCCAATGTCCAGCGAAAGAACACCACTGCCCTGCTAATGAGTTCCTAAACCAAGAGGAAAAGGAATCACATTTCCTGCACCACCAGTTGAAAGCTGTCTTTGGGTAGCTACTCCCGTTTGATTTGCTGTTTACAGATTTGGTGATGCTGAAAAGTTCTTCAAAGCTGGGTATTTCTTCTTCATGATGTTCACTTTCTTCAACCGGACTTTTGCCCTTGCTGGAGACTTCCGAATCTCCATAAGAGGACACAGCCGGTTTAAATACGGCATGTTCCTCAAATGTGTTATGTAACGTGTAACCCACCATATCGTTAGCGTTGGCGATGTCAACCTCGGAATAATTGGCCTCTACTGACTTGAAGTATTCATCGAGTATGGCATTTTTCTTGGCTTTCTGTTGCTTTTCGATTTGTTGGTTGTACACGTGTTGAGCGACTCGCTTGGATTTAGCTGCCGTGTCGATAATGGTACTCATGGTATCATAGTTTCTTGCTTTATCGACTAATGTGTCCTTACACGTTGAGACTTTGCTTTTGACTTGATTCCACCATGAAGCGCCTTTCTTGATTGCTCCATCAAAAACGGCCTTGGTAGCTTCTTTTGCGGCTTTTAGTCTTTCCAAATTTTCGAGCTTGATCCCAGCTAACTCGAATTCCGATTCTTTCAATGTGCACCATGTCGTGTAGTTGTTAACTGCGTAGCTGTGCCATAACGTGAAAGACTCGTTAGAGGTTTCTTCGACGGTAAGAGGATTTGCTGTCTTGAATTTATCGTTGCTCATGATAGAGTTGTAAATGGTGTTGCAAATGCCACTAAAAGCGTCTTGTGCCTCTGTTTTATCACTGTTGGTTTCTTTCTGTTCGCGGGATTTCTTTTTCTTCGATTTGTCGATGACTACCGAACAGATGCTGGGTTCAACAACGGGAAGTTTTTGGACGCTACTAGGGGTGCATTGCAATGTACTTAGGGTAATGTCATGCGTCTTGGGCAACTTGATGTCAGTGTCTTTGGATATGACGTCTATGAAGTTGTTTCTGACCAATTTCTCTGGTACTCCCTTGTTATAACACATCCAGTGATTGTACACTTTATTGTCTTTGTAAACCGGTGGTGGAATAATGTGTCCACCATTGGACTTGAGTAGAAAAGATGCAGCCACAGTCACGAAGACTGGGTAAACAAACTCTGCTTTTTCTTTATGCAGGAAAGCTGCATCCGGTTCAATGACAATAGTGTATAGTTCGCCCTGATGTTCTTCAAAGATAATAGCTCCAAAACCGATGGCCACTATATTCTTGATGAGATGATCGTTTGACCAGTTCTTATCGACGTCTGTACCCGCTGCGTTTTTGAAGTTCTGTACACTGTACGCCTCTGGATCCAATCCTAAGGCCGAACAGAACACGCCATAAGTACATTGGTCTTTGCGTAGAA